GAACGACAAGACGTATCGCACTGAGACCATTCAGCCGATGCAGGCAATTGTTGAAGAAGTCATCAACGAGAATCTTATTATCAATACGTTCGGTATCGACGACATCCTGTTTGAGCACAAGGAAATCGATACGCGAGACGAAGCAACGCAAATGAAGCTTTATATCGACGCGATGACGCACGGGATTTACGATCTCAACTACATTCGCAAAGCAGTTGGAGTTGCTCCAACTGAGGGTGGAGACACTGCGTTCTTCCAGACATCGACTGGCTTGGTGCCAGTTGCCGAGGCTCTTGCGCCCGCGCAACCAGCCCCTCAGGTAACTGACCAGCCAATCAATCAGCCTGAGGAACCGCTTGATCCAGTCGATACAAGCAACCCGACCGCGCCGCGTGGAGGTACAGATGGAGAACCAGCCTGATCTCGCACGAGCAGAGTCGTACAGTCCTCCAGAGGGCGTTCGCGCAGCCGCAAGGCGCGCACTTAAGTGGATTGAGGAAGGGAAAGCTGGATCGGGCTTTACCGACACTGGTCGGAAGCGCGCAGCTGATCTTGCTCGAGGAGCGGAAATCTCCGTTGCCACACTCAAGCGCATGAAGTCGTTCTTTGCCCGCCACGAAGTGGACAAGAAGGCGACAGGTTTCAGCGCAGGCGAAGAGGGTTATCCCTCACCAGGTCGAGTTGCCTGGGATGCCTGGGGCGGAGATGCTGGTCAGTCTTGGGCAAACCGAATCGTTACGGAGGAATCCTCTGAAAGCGACGACGACGACGAAGAGCGCGCAATGCCAGGAGAAGTGAAGGAAGGCGATTTTGTCAGTTGGTATTCACCAGCTGGTGTCGCTAGCGGTCGAGTAGAACATGTGATGCTTGATGGCATCTACGGTTTGCCAGACTCAAACTTTTCGCTTCCAGCAAGTCCAGAGAATCCAGCACTGGCAATAAGAATTTATCTGCCAGCTGGTGAAGGATGGGTTGAAACTGAAGCGACAATCGGCAAGAAAATGTCGGATGTCACAAAGATCAATCCTCTTATGAGCATGCGCTCTGAGGAGCCACAAATGACAACTAACACCTGGAAGATTACTATCCCAGTCGATCGTGCCGAAGAGCAGGATGGCGGACTGTTCCTCTATGGACAGGCATCAGGTCCCGAGCGAGATTCTCATGGGACTGAGATGGACCCCACTGCGATTCAGGACTTCGCGGATCAGATTGTATCTCGCGCATCCGATAGTGATCCACTACCTTACCTAGACCATCACATGAAAGATGGTGTCCTCCGCGAACTTGGAGAAGTTGTGGATGGCTCTGTTTCTAGCGACTATAGGTTGAACATCAAAGTTCGCCTACACCCAGATAACCCCGCAGCGGCGTATTTGCATAGCCGAATTAAGCGTGGTAAGAAGTATGGGATGTCGATCGCTGGAGATGGTGTCCAGTACCGCATGATTGATGACCCCTCCTCTGGAGAAAAGGTTATCCGATTCCTCAAGATTAAGTTGAAGGAAATTAGCAACACGACGCGCCCCTCGTGGGTACCGTCGTTCGGCACTGTGCTCGCTCGCTCCATCGAGGGCGAGGAGATTGGAGAAAATATGGCAGAAGAGCTCGTTAAGAGCGACGCAACCGAAGTGGTTGAGAACGTCGCCGCAAATGAGTCTGCGGAACCCGTTGCCGCTCAGGTGACCGAGCAGACCGAAGCCCCCGTTGTTGAAGCACCCGTTGCTGAGGCTGCACCTGCAGCTGAAGTAGCTCCCGCTGTGGAGGCTGCGCCTGTAGAGGCTGCTGCTCCCGCTGAGGAGAACGGTGAAGTCGTCGAGCGTGCACGCATCGCCAAGCGCGATGCCGAGAAGCTTGTCGAAGCATTCAACGCGTTGAAGGGGCAACTCGAGACGCTCGGGGTATTTGAGCCCGACGCACCGCAGGCTGCAGCAGAAGCACCAGTCGCTAAGACTGAAGATGCCCCTGCAGATGAGAATGTGGACTTTAACGGGGTTTCGGTTCGCCGCGACCTTGCTGAGGCTATTACCGCCTTTGTCACCTCTAAGGTTGACGAGAGCACGGCAGTCCTCCGCGAGACAGTCGAGAAGCAGGCTGAATACATCAAGAAGCTCGAAGAGCTTCCTGCTGGCAAGTTGCCTGCTGCCGTTGTCCGCGAAAAGTTTGAGACTGGACTTCCAGACCTCGGCTCAATGAGCAATGAGGATAAGTTGAAGTACGCTCTCGGTAATATCTACAAGTAATAATAATTAAGGAGACTTTCAATGGCTGACATTGAGCGAGCTCTTAGCACGTCCGTCGCATCTACTGGTGCATACCTCCTCCCAGAGGTAGTCGATCCAGTAATTCGCGATTACGTTGCCAAGGCTACACCTGTTCTTAGCGTTGTAACGCGTGTAAACTGGCCTACACAGACCTATTACATCCGCAAGCGAAGCGGGCTTCCTACGGCTGCATTCAGCACCGATGGTGGTTCACTTCCAAGCGCTTCAAGCTCGACCTACGCTAAGGTCGCAAAGACCGTCAAGTACCTGTACACCCGTGGTGAAGTCACTGGTCCGCTTATCGCGGCTGCTGGTGGCGTTGTCAACGCGCTACAGGAAGAGATTCGCGTCCACTCGGGCGTGATTGCTGAGCGACTCGCCACGGCGATCTGCGTCGGCGACGGCACCGAAGATACCAATGCTGGTATCATCGGCATCAAGCATCAGATCAACACTTCTACCCCTGGCGATGAGGGTGGTACGACGGACGCTTCGGCTGCCGCTCTCACCCTTGCCATGTTGGACAAGGCTCTTGACGACACGAAGGGCGAGGCTGACGTTATCATGACGAGCCGCGCAGTTCGACGCAAGATCAGTGCCCTTCTTCAGGGTCAGCAGCGCTTCCTCGGCCGAGTTGAGGTTGGCGCTGGCTTCCGCGTTCTTTCGTACGACGGCGTGCCGATCGTTACGGATGACCACTACGAGGAGAACGAGATTCTCGTCTTCCGACGTGCTGACGCGAAGCTTATCGTGAACCAGGACTTCACGATGGAGATGCTTGCTAAGACCAAGGACGCTGAAGACTTCTACATTAAGGGGTACTTCGGCTTCGCTCTTGAGGGTCGCCCAGTGCGCCTCAAGAACTTCACGATCTAATTTTTTAGCGTGAACTAGGTGCTGCTAGGGGGGTGGAGAAATCCATCCCCCTACACACCACATAGAAGGAGGCACATGATGCCAAAGGCTAAGAAAGCCAGCATGGAATTCATTACAGCTAATCTCGACAAGAGTGAAACTCAAGATCGAGAAGGCTTCATTAAGATGCTTGCCCCAGTAAACTGGGAAAGGGTCAACTGTCTAGAAACGTTCTATGACGGAGAAGTTGAAGTTGTAGATGGGGTCGCCTACGTTCCAGCCGAGAACTACCACTGGGTAGATCGGATGCGAATGAATGGGTATGAAGTAGCATGAAGATCCTCATGCTCGGTGATTCACCGTTTCTTAAAACTGGTTTCGGAATCGTCAACTCAGTCGCTGTAGAGCACTTGAAGTCTGTCGGTCACCAGCTGGTGGTCATTGGAGGTCAGGACACGCAGAAGCGTGATCTTGGCAAAGGACATCACTACTATCCAATTGAGTCAATGCAGAAAGATGCAATTGGCTGGAAGAATGTATCAGTCACGCTTAAAAGGCATAAGATTGATGCAGTACACATCATTGCAGATCCAGCAACGGTAGTCATGTGGCTACTACGCCGAGATCTGATCAAGTACCCGATTACGGTTTACATGCCGATTGAGGGTGCTCCGATGAACTACAACTGGGTTCAGGTGCTACAGCAGACACCGAACTTGAAAATCATTACATGCTCGCAGTATGGCGTAGATGAACTCAAGCGCAATGGACTTGAGTCAACGATGGCATACCATGGGGTATCTGATGACTTCTACCAGTATGAGCCAGAACACCGACGACACCTTCGTGAGTCGGTAGGTTGGGATGACAAGTTTGTCGTCATGAATGTTGCTCAAAACGTTGAGCGTAAGCAGTGGCCTCGGCTATTCGAGGCGATCAAGATTGTAGCTTCTAAGCACCCGCAAGTGGTGCTCTACGCGCACACAGTGCCGTTTGACAACTACCATCTTGGTGGACACGATCTCCCTCAGCTTGCTCACCAACTCGACATCGTGAATAACGTGCTCTTCTCTGGAAAGCACGCAAAGCACAATGACGCAGTTGCTCTCACATCCCATAACTATCCTGGTCTTGTTGATCTCTACAATATGGCTGACTGCTTCGTCCTGCCTTCACAGGTCGAGGGCTTTGGTCTCCCACTTGTTGAGGCAATGGCATGTGGACTCCCTGTCGCACACACAAACTACGGCGCTGGCGCTGAAGTGGTGGGTGACGCTGGAGTCCTCATTGAGCCACACGACTGGGTGGTCAATAAGAGTCACAGCCGATACGCCAACCTCAGCCCCGAGTCAATCGCGGCAGAGATTGAAAAGATGTTCTTAAGCCCGTCGTTGCGAGAGCAGCTGCGAGCCAAGGGCATCGAGCGTGCAAAGCACTTCTCATGGGACGCATACCGCACAGCGTTATGGAGGGCATTCAATGGCGAAGCTACGACCATTCACGAAGGCAACGAATAGGCGAAGACTTACTCGCAAGTTTGCGGTGAATAAAAAGTTCTCTATCTCGCCAAGACGAAAGATTGCGTTTAAGCGACGTAGGCTTCGCCTAATTACTCGGGCGCGTCTTGCAGCAGCAAAGCTTATCCCATCAGCGTTTCGTAATAAGAAAAAGCGGAAAGTAACCTAAGGAGGCGTAATGGCGCGGAAGTACATCACCGCTACAGAGTTCAAGGATAAGCCTCTAGGTATTGCCCTGCGCCAGTACTCCAGCGATCAGCTGGACTCGTTGATTGAAATCGCAACCGAACAGGTTGAGACATTCTGCGAGCGTGTCTTTGAGCAGACAACCTACACAGAGACGTTCGTTGGCGACGGTAGCAATACCTATCTGACATTGCAATATCCGCTTATCTCGGTCACGTCGATCACTGAAGTAACAATTGAAACTACGCCGACGACGCAGACCGTAACACCAAGTACTCTTGTTCGTACGAGCGAAACTGACAAGTTCGGCAAAGTCCGACTAGGACCAGCCAGCGAAGCAACGCTTTTCTCGCCGAACTCCAAGTACACAATTGTTTATACCGCTGGGTACGCAACGCTACCACCAGCTATCAAGCATGCCACTGCGCTTTTTGTGAGCGAGTTGGTAAAGCCTGACTACGGTGGAGCGCAAGATACCACGCCAGAGATTATTCCTCTCAGCAGCCAACAGATCGCTGACTTGCTCAGCATCTACCGCCGCCGAAGGATTGGTGTTTAATGGCTTATATTCGTGGTCAAAACGTACCAGCATTTGGAATCCAACTGAAACCTTCGTTTGTTAGCGAGAGGATGCGAAGGTTTTTTGGAATATCTATTGAACGAGAAGTGATCAAGTACAATAAGGGAAAACACCTCAACGACTTTAAACAAAATTTAAAGATTTTTTCGTATGATGCATTTGCAGACATCACCAGGTACGTTGGACTAAAAGTTCAAGATTCTATTCGAGATAGTAAAGATGCTACAACTGGTGCAAAGTTTAAACCACTTGCAAGAAAAACGATTGCAGCCCGTGCAATGATGAAAGGTAAGTACGCAAAAACCAACCTTCCATTGGCTTTGACTGGGAAGCTGTATGAAGTAGCTACTGGTCGTAGGATCAGGAATCCTGGTGGAAACGCTTCTAGCGGGAACGTTCAGAAAGACGGAATTCGTCTTCAGTTGAGGTCTAACTACCAGCCTGGTGAAACTCAAGCAGTTGGTAGTTTCTACTTACAGCTTAGCGGTCCAAAAGTAAGACACCTCTATGGGTACAATCAAGTCTTTAAAAATGTTCGTAAGGGCGGACCTAATAAGGGCAAGGCAATGCCATTCGAGGCTAAAGTTCCAGCTCGACCGTTCTTTCCCAAGTTTACAAACAGTTTCTTTAAAATCTGGAAAGCTCAACTAGTTAAAGATTTTAGGAAGAATATTAACGCCTCCGTACAGGGGTCTAAGCCAATCGTGAAAAGCTACGGGTACGTTGACAAATTCTGATAGGAGACACCCGTGGAAGAAATTATTGACCGTCTTATTGAAGAGATCAGAACATTGACGAGCTTGACTCGCGCCGACGGTGGTCTCGCAGATGTCCTAGAAGTAAAGTCAGTCTATTTTGGAGATCCTGGCATCATACCACAAAGCCTTATGCCTTGTGTGATGGTTGAGCCAATTGCTGAGTCTCCAAATGGAGAGACAACCTCTTATGACAAGAGGTTTATGGAGATCAACATCCTTTTGATGCTTGATGCTCGAGAGTACTTTGAAGTGGACGCTGAAGAGGCAATGGGAGATCGTAAACTCGTCCAGTCTGCCGCGCTGGTCTCCCGATACTTTAGGTCTCAGGACAAGCGACAGCTTGGCGGACTAGTCAATGACATCATGGTGAATGATACCACCTATGATATTCAAGATCGTGGTAACGCGATCGTCAAAACAGCAAGGGTCAACCTTCAAATCATGAAGGCGTTTACCCGCTAAGGAGAAAATACATGGCTAACAACATTGGCGTTGGCGCTCTAGGGTATATCGCCTACGGCAAGGAAACAACCGAGGGTACGTTCGTTACCGCAGGTAAGTTCCTCGCTGCCAACAACTTTAACTTCGACGACACAAACGACTACCTCAGCCCGATGACGATTCGCGGGACTAAGGATATGACTCTTGCCATGCCTGCTCCGTTCAACGTGACGGGTACGCTCGAGATGCCTCTTGTTCCAGATGACATCGAACTGCTTCTTAAGTCTGCGTTCTCGGCTTCTACGGTTACGACCGCTGGTGCATCGAGCAGCTATTCACACGTCTTCACTCCTGGTGCAATCTCTCCAACGTTTACGTTCGAGGGTTACACGGGTGGTAGCGACGGTCTTACTACCGACGGCTTGATTCGCCAGTACGGTGGTGTTCGCGTGAACACGCTTGAGCTCCGCGCATCCTTCGGTGAAATCGTAACGGCTTCATTCGGTCTTGACGGTTCAACCCGACAGACGAAGCCGCTTGTTGGTGGAAACCTTGATCCGCTTACGCCGTCGTACGCGGCAACGTCACTGCAGCCATTCCACTTCAATGGTGCGAAGGTTCAGTTTGACGGTACGGACAAGGCAACCGTGAAGGATCTTACCTTCTCGATTAACAACAACGTGGAGCACATCGGTACGCTCCGACAGACCCGTAACTTCAGCCGTGTTGCCTCTGGTGCACGCGAAATCACGATGTCGATGTCCATGGACTTCCAGGACACAAGCGACTACCAGGCTCTCCTCGACGAGGACGAGTTTGGCGTGACGCTGGTATTCCGTGGCTCGCTCGTTGGCGGCTCGGTATACAACCAGCTTACTGTTGACCTTCCACGCGTGAAGTTCCGACGAGTCGGTGTGCCGATCTCTGCTGGCGACTTCATTACGCAGGATGTTGAGTGCACGGTTCTTAAGCCAAACGCATCAGACATTGCTACGGTAACGCTGGTCAACGGCAAGAGCGCTGCTCTCGCTGGTCTTTGATCTAATATAGTATAAGAAAGAGGAGTTAAGACTTCCATGACTGAAAATACTTCAAAGTTCCTTCGTCCTGTTGATAAGACGTTGACGAAGCGATACGAACACGACTCTGGCGACTGGATTGAACTTCGCCAGAATCTCTCAAAGCGTGAGGTTAATGCGATCCTTCGCGTCATGCCAACTGATGTTGCTGACAGCACGAAGGAAAAGAGTGGGGCTGAAATGGTTGACGTTCTTACGTCTGTCGCAGAGACCCTGTTCACAAACCTAGTCGTCGGCTGGTCAGTCGATGAATCTCCCAAGGTAGAGACCTACCTTTCCCTTCCAAGTGATGCTGCTAACTGGGTTGATAAGATCCTGTTTGAGCACTTCAACGGTCAGTCACTAAGTGGTGACGAAGCGGGAAAGCAGTAGACCTCGCTAAGGCGGCGGCGGAAGGATACACAAGAGGAAACATTTTCCAAAAGTATCCACGTTTAGCTGAGGCGTACGCCCTATTTGACCAATGCCGAGTACGGCAACTAGTAGTTCATGAAGTACCGAAGCCTGGAGGCAAACAAACGGAGATCCGAATGGTCTATGTACCAGTTGGATACTCCTTCTTGCCATACCAGGGAGGACTGCTCGATCAGCCTTCCTATATTGTTGATGCCTTTTCCCAGTTTATGCATGGGGAACGTATAGCATCCAATAAATCGCTGACGAAGTAGCCACTAGATGCCCACACAGGCTCCCCCTGTGTGGGCATCTTTTTATTTCTCTGGAGGTGAAATGGCAGACCTTAAATTTAACGCACGAGTAGAAGCGGATCTAAGTCCTCTTGCTCAGGCAGCATCCAACATGACTGCTATTATGGGCAAGTTTGCGCCCAAGGGTCTGAAGCAGCAATACCAGGAACTTGGACGGTTCATTGGGGAGGCGCTTGATCCAACCAGCAAGCTTAAAAATGTTCCAGTTGCTGGTCGCGTCAAACTTGGCGCAGAGTTGGCAAAGGGATTCAAAGAAGCCGAGACGACCGTTAATGGTCTTGCCAAGACCCTTGGATCTAAGCTTGGTCCAGCATTTGCAAGCGTAGAAACTAGTGCTAATAAAGTCGACCGTGCCGTACAAACAATGTCGGCAAGAGGTCTTGAAAGAACGCTGCGGAATTCTGCTAATGAAGTTCCAAAAATTAGCACCGCGCTCTTCAAAGTCAATGGTGCATGGCGACAGATCTCTGCAGACGCAGAGGCATATCGTAAGAAGCTCAAGGACCAGGCAACCCAGGTCGGTGAAGTCCGTCAGCGAGTTGCTGACCTTCGCAAGGAGTACGATCTTCGAGTTCCGCTTGCGACAAACGCAGCTGGGCTAAAGAAGCTTTCTGATACACAGGAGCGACTAAAGCGAGCAGAAGTTGAGCTGACACGACTTGTTACAAAGTACGGCTCTGAGCAAAAGACTCAAGAGAACGAGCGTGCCCGAATCCTTGGCACAATTAATACTACACTCTCTAGCGGTCTATCTATCCTTAAACTTACCAAGGAAGAAGAGGCTAAACTTACAACGAGCGAAAAGCTTCGTCTCGTTACCCAGAAACAAATCACAGAAGAGCAACGCCGTCAGACAGAAATGGCAACGCGCCAAGCTCAGATCGACCAAGCTCGTAGGCAAGCATATGCTCTAACGATTGCTGGCGGTCAGATATTCCAGGGGCATGTACTTCTTCGGATCGACAACTGGTATGGCAGTAGAAAATGCTGCCGAGCTCAAAGACATGATGGCACAACTTACGCCAATCATGCAGGCTGCAGCAATTACACAGAGCGACCTCGAAACAACCATCAAGGGTGTCTACGGTATCCTTGGTCAGTTCAGTCGACCAATGGAAGATGCAGCGTCAGTAACTGAGATGCTTTACTACGCAGCCCAAAAGACTGCGGCTGAGCTTCCAGACTTTGTTGAGTCAATGAAGATGCTCGGTCCTGTGGCAGCACAGGCTGGAGTAAGCTTTGAAGACACGTTAAAAGCACTCGCACTTCTTGCAGACAACGGAATTCGCGGAACAATGGCTGGACGTGCAGTTCGTCAGATGTTCTTGCAGCTTAACGATCCAGCAGCACGGGCAACCAAAGCGCTGGACAATGCCGTTAAGAAGCAGCTTGGGCTAAACAAAGCTCATCGAGGCGGAAACCGAAGCGATGAAGCGCGGCACAAGCGCGCTTACTGACAATACAAAGGGCGTTGGCGATGCTACAAGAGCTCGCGAGCTCTTTGCCGCATCAGTAGATCTTGTCGGGAAGTCAACAAAAGCTTCTCTTGGTAGGATCGATAACGCAATCCAAAATATTAAAGCGACTCTGGGGGCAGCACTTGCTCCAGCTATTGAAAACCTTTCATTCCGACTGGCAGATATTGCCAAACGGTTTGATGATTTCGCAAAAGCAAATCCAGAGTTGTTAAAAACTATTGCAACACTAACAGTATTCGCAGGAGTCGCAATGACGGCTGGTGGAGCAATCCTCGGTCTCGTCGGAGCATTCTTGCTCGTTACAAGAGTGGCGTTCAAAGAGATTGGGCTGCTTGTTGGCGGTGTCTCTAAGATTGGTCCAGCAGCGGCTGGAGCAGCCACAGCAGCAGAAGGTATGACAAGCGTAGCGGCGAGCGCAATCAACGCAACCCGTGCGATTAACCCGTTCACTGCAACGTTCAAGTTCCTTAGTAATCTTGTTACAGGACTAGGAAATAAGATTAAAGCTCCGTTTGTCGCACTAAGCGGAGGAGCAAAAGCCTCTACTGGCATTATGGCTGGTTTGGGCAAGACGTTAAGTGGCTTCCTTGGTGGAATTACCAAGTTCGCACGGTTTATTTCTATTACATGGCAAGCATTCCTAACGATTGCTGCTGGTATTTTTGTCGGGTTCTTCCAGGCAATTAGCGGTGGTAAGAAAGAGACTGACGCACTTTCAGGCGCGGTGAGTGTCCTTGGAGAAGTGTTCAAGTTTGTTAGCGGTGTCCTTGATGTCCTTACAGCTGGCTTTGGCTTGCTGTTTGAGGCTGCGAGATTTGTAGGGATTCAGCTCGGAAAGATCTTTGGACCAGATGGTCCTCTCGGATTCCTTCCAGGTCTTATTGGAACAGTCTTTGGTGGCATTGGCGATCTCCTGGGTGGGATTGGTAATGCAATCAATACTGTTACAACTGAGTTTAAGAAACTAAACGACGACTCTCTAGACCCTAATAAGGAAAAACTTAAAGAGATCGAACTACAGATTGCTTCTTTGACGGAGCAGTCTTCCAGGTTCTACGGAGCTGCAGCAGAAGATAATGCTGCTAGAATTAAGCAGCTACAAAATGAAAAGAAGTATCTTGAAGATCTAATCAGCTCTACGTCTAAAACTGCTCTGGAGCAAGAAAACAGAATCTCTAAAGCTAAAGAGATTCAGACACAAATTGATGTCCTCACTGCGTCGATTAAGACTCTTCGCGGTGAAGAGAAGAAAGCTGCAGAAGCTAGGATTAGAGGAAACCAGGACATCGTTGCAGCCAGAGAACGAGCAAATCAAAATCTGCTCGGTGGTGGTGGTGGCGGTGGAGGCGGTGGCGGAGGCGGAGGCGGTGGTGAGCAAAAAACAGCACGAGAGAAAGCTCTTGAGCTGGCTCAGCAGGCTGCAAGTCTTGCCGAAGCACTCTACAAGATTGAAGGAATTAATCTTAAGGAACTGATTAGGAAGACCATGGGCAAAGTGGCGGAAGCCATGAAGCTTGCGATCAAGCTAACTGCTCCTTACGCTAAGGCGTTTAAGACAGCCACTCTGGAGAAGGTAGGAAATTTTGCTGGTGCTGTAGGAAGCGTTGCTTCCGCAGTTGGTGGCATGGTTGATGCGGCTGAAAAGCTGGCTACCTACAAATCTCCAAGTGCGTCTAACCTAAAAAAGATTATCTCAGATATGTCTGTCGCAATGAAGTACATGATTGCCGAAGCGAAGAAGTTCGCTGGCAGTCAGGTGATTGCGGTTGAAGCATATTCTACTGGCGCTCAAGCAGTTGTTGGATCTATTTCAGCTGCTGTTGATGCATTTAACTCGATGGCAACTGGTGTCTATCAACCGCCTGAGCGTGTGCTTAGGCAAGTTGCTGAAGACATTAGCAAAGCAGTGCAAGCTTTTGTAAGCAAACTTAGCTCTGCACCGACACAGCCAATGCTAGACAAGGCAAAGGCATTCGCTGAGGCAGCAAACGCTGTTCTTGGCACTATCGGTAGTGCTATCGGCTCGTTTAAAGATCTACGAAACTACGTCAAGCCGCTTGCAAGTGATCTTCAGGCGGTTGTGAACACCATTGAAACTGCTGTTCGACAGATGCTTGTTTCGATGGGTCGGTTCTCGCTGAACAAAGATCAATGGGAAGTTGTCAACACGTTCGCAAATGTAGCTAAGGCGATTGCTGATGCAGTCGGTGGAACTTACGATGCGTTCGTAAAGCAGATGGACTTCGTTGATCAGTTCAGGGAAGAAATTGATTACGATAAGGTATTTGGTTGGATTGAAGACGGTATCCGCAAGATGGCAGATATCGCTTCTTCTATGCCAGTTGGAATGATTGCAATGGCAAGAGATGCCGCAGACGCTGCTAAGGCTATCGCCGAAGCGCTTGAAGCATTCTTTAACCTAGCAGTCAATACTGGTGGAGACCCAGCATTACTTGCTGACTCACTCCAAGGAGCCGTAAATTCAGTACTATCAATTATTGAAGCGTTTGCAACGACAAGTCAAATTGTCGGAGCACACTTTGTTGATAGTCTCATTGTGGGAATGCAGTCCCGTGAGTCTGCACTCGCAGCTGAGGCTAATCGGTTGACTCAGATTATGAGTGGGGCTGGAACGTCGATTACTCGACAGAACAACAACACCATGACAATCAACCATGTGGTCACTGACCCGAACGGCGTTCTCAAGAATGCTTCGGCTCAGGAAGTCGCAAGCCTGTTGAGCGGGGATGTCTTTATTAACAACCTAGTTCACAGCATCAAAACGCAGTAATATACGGGGGAGGGGCTTTTGCTCCTCCCCCTAATGGGGGTAGAAATGCCAGGTCCTTATAGTTGCTCAGAAGACGCAACCGCGATTAATAATCCAAATGGGTCTGGTTATTCTTCAGACTGGAATGCCAATGGCGTAATGTCTCCTATTGGGGTCAACACTGATGGCACAATCCTTTTTCGAGCGCGAATGCAATTTACTGCATTTTCAGCTACTGGAATTCAAAGCATTACCAATGCTAAGCTAAAGCTTTATTACTATCATAGTGGCACCTCTTCAAATAACGCTGGAAACTCTGGCACTAGCACGAATCGTATCGTCCAAGTATACTTGGCAAACAGTACAAACAGTATTGTGGACACTGGTGGTGGAACCCCATTCCCAGCTTCTGGTTGGACAAGCAAAAGCGGGTACAACTGGGAAACACAATTTGCCAACGGAACATACTATTCTGGCATTTCTGCTACAGAGACAATTAGCGGCGTAACTGCGAACCAAACACTTGTAGAAATTGACGTTACAAACCTTATGCAGTACGTTATCAGCAATCCAGGATTTACTTTCCGAGGATTTTTGCTGAAGCTTGACGCTGAGGGATCAAGCAATACAAATTCTTTTGTTCAATTCTATTCTAGGAACTCTTCATTCTCTCCAGTTCTTGAAACGACAGAAGTAACGAATACTGCTCCAGATGCTCCGATCAACCTTTCTCCGACTGGTGGCGCGGTGGTCACATCTAAGGTTCTTAGTGGAACGCTAAGTGATCCAGATGCCAGCGACTCCCTATCGGCAGTGCAGGTTCAGATTGCTAGCGATTCTGGGTTTACATCAATTATTTACGACTCTGGTGTAGTTGCAGATAGTGGAACAACGTTCTCAATTACACATACTGCGTCATTGACGTATAACACCACCTATTATTGGCGAGCACGAACTCAGGATGCTGCTGGCTCGTGGGGTCCGTACTCTGCTGGGGATACGTTTAAGCAGAATACAAAGCCCAACACGCCAAGCGGTTTAACCCCAACTGGCGGATCGGTTGTCCCAACGCTGACTCCAACATTTAGCGGCCAAGCATCAGACCCAGACGTAGGAGATTCAATCTCCACTGCAAGAATTCAAGTATACCGCAGTAGCGATAACACGCCAATGTGGGATAGCGGAGATTTTTCATCTGGTGTTGCTTCATTTACTAAGCAGTACGGCAGTGGAGGAACAACGTACTTTAACCTAAGCTACAGCACGTCTTATTACTGGACGGCTACAGTTAAGGATAGTAACGGTGCAGCTTCATCTGTTTCTTCAGCAGCTACATTTACGACAGATGCCGCTGGTGTCACAGAAATGACACCAAACCTAAGTAATGGATCAACTGGATGGGTAAAAACGCTAACGCCAGCGTTTAACTTTGTAACTCCGTCCAATATGAACCAGTACACACTAAAGATTTATGATACAAACAATACGCTTATTACTACTATTGGACCGAATGCGGTTAGCCCTGTAGCTACGACTCTTGCGACTGCCTACACATACAGTGGATCGCCAGCGCTAGAGTACGGCACAAGGTACCAATGGACTGTAACCTGGAGGGATACAAGCAATGTAACTCAGCCAGAATCTGTAAAAGCTGCGTTTTGGATCAATGCTGCACCAGTTGCAAATAATATTAGCCCGAGCAATAATCAGGCAGTTACATCAATTAACCCTGCAATCGATGTTGCTTTTGCCGATCAAGATCTTGCAAACGGATTTGAGGATTCGCCAACAGAGCTTTCAATCGAAGTCAGTCGAGCAAGCGATAGCGTTGTTATGTATACAATGGTTAAAAGCGCTTCGCTTTCCAGTGTTAGCAATTCTCTTTCTCAGGGGGCTTCTGGTGTAACCACTACAGCTGGTGCTGGCGGAACAACTTTAACAAAGAACGTTCAATATCGTTACCGAAGCCGTTATACTGATAACTCTGGAGCTGCAAATGCTCAAGGCAGCTATAGCGACTATGTGTTTTTTAAGCCAACTGACGGTCCGACAATCTCTGCTCTTGCAGTAGATGCAAGCGACTTAACAACTGGCAAGATCAATAATTCAATTCCTCTCCTTAGCTACACCTATACTGGTGCATTTGGAAAAGCTCAAAAAAGCCGAAGACTTAGGATTATTGAAACAAGTGCAAGTAATGCCGTCCGTTACGACAGTGGGTTTATTCTAAACTCGGAGGCATCGTTTGATGCCCCACCCGATGTTATTCTTAACAACGCGACATACAAATTTGAAGTAACAGTCACTGATAGTGACGATGTTCAGTCGTCAACAATCTCTGTTACTTACATTGCGCTTTGGAACGCTCCAGCTGTTATCACTGGTCTTAGCGCTGAGCAAGGAAACGGAACCTTAAAACTTACTTGGGATCAGTCAGCTGACGCATCTTTTACAAAATATAACGTTTATCGTCGTAATTACGGAAGCGCTCAACCGTATACTCTAATTGCCAGTATTCCAGATGTTGCTACTATTAACTATACAGATTTTTCTGCTGGTATTGGGGCAAGGTATGAGTACAAGATTACTCAAACCTCTACTCCAGTAGGCTCTAATCCAGTTGATTCTGATATTGATGCAACAGACCTGGTGGTTGCTTCGTCAATCTACGATAACTGGTTTATCGTCTATGACGGCAATGAGGCGCTTGGAGTTGAGCTTTACGTTGACTCCGAGGACCGAACTAATCCATACCAGGAAGAAATCTTTGAGCCGTTCGGTCGGTCTAAGAAGGTCGTTGTCCGCTATGGACAATACGGCATCGAAGGAAATATCTCAGCCTACATCCCAAACGATGAGGTCGAGGTAAAGCTTCCAAAGATTAAGTCTCTGTTTGCACTTAGCGTTCCGCTTTACCTAAAGACACCATTTGGAGATGTCTACAAGGTTTACTTTGGAACTCCATCTTATCAGTACGCAACTGGCGGAACTGTAAAACTTTCAGTAGGATATATTGAGGTTGACTAATGTATAGTGGTATCCCGAATCTCAACGCATTCAAAGAAGCGCTGCTCGCGCCAATCCGAGACGTTAAGATTCGGGTTACTGCTTTAAACAGCAGTCTGGTGCCAATCGAGGAGGTTACTGCCTCTACGATTGAAGGAACAGTATACGTCGATACGTCGAGGGCAACACGGCGAACCTGCCAGCTCCGACTCATTGATAAGAACGGCGAGTACACGCCAAAAGATTCTAGCTCAGTCTTCTACTGGGACAAACTGATCAAGATTGAGTATGGACTGAAGATCGATGGTGAGTACACATATGTACCCCTAGGTGTCTTTACAATTGACCGATCTGAGATCATTGCAGAGAACGGCGCAGCTGTTATCAACATTGATGGTAGCGACCAGTGGGATTCTTTCTCTATGGCGACTTTTACCAGCAATAGTGGATGGGCAAGCGGAACTTCTATTAACCAGATTATTTCTGATACAGCAAGCCTATGTGGGGTACCTTCAACAAGGATTACACTTGACCCACTAGGAAGTCGAAATACGACCGAAAAGCAAGTCAACGTAACCTGGAAGTATTTTATTGGCGATAATATCGGTCAGAAGCTAAAAGACTGGGCTCAGGACTGGTCAATCGATATCTACTTTGATGTCAATGGCAACCTTGTTACCCATGACATGACCCTGCCACCGTACACTGGTACCTCAAACAGCGCACCAGATGCATCATTTGCAGTTGGTGACAATGCTGTTATGCTTGGTATTCAAAAGGCTCAATCC